CCGTAAACGCGACGACGCCGACGATAATCAATTTCTCATGCGCCTTGACGAGCGCGATCCATTTTTCTACAACTGTGATGGGTGCTGCGGTGGGTGTGACGGGTGCTACTGATATCGATGACATGATGCCTCCATAGTACGGAAGTACTACTCGAAAGTCAAGCGTTATTCAATCGCGCGCGCAAGTAATTTGCAACATTGTTGAGGATGTCTGGATTGCGCGCCGCACCGAAGAAACGCTCCACGTAGCCGAGCCCTCGATTACACTTGAAGCACAGCAACCCGCGAACTGATTTGGGCATCGCGTACCGCTTCGCGTCGGCGATAGCTTGCTTTCTTGTTATTGAGTGACAGATAGCCATCGTCTTCCCCAGTTCGTTGTACGCCTCTGCGCACCACTTTGTCGCATCCTGCGGAGTGGGGTCGTGACGGGACACCTCGACGTGAAAATGGTAGTGATCTACACAGGGCGGGCCATACGCGTCGAGCGGACCTCCGCAGATTCCGCATTTGTCGTTTTGTTCGGCTCGTCGGCGGTCGTGCTCGGCGAGGTCGATGCCGAATTTTTTTCGGAGTCGGATGTCTTTTTGCTCTGCTGCTGTCTTTTTGCTTCTCGCCATCTCGCTCGCTCCGTGTACCGTTCCTTATTCATTTTGAACATCTCGCGCTCGTACCAACAAACTTTTTCCCCTTGGATCACAATCCACACCAGCAAAAGAAGTTCAAGGACGAACATAACGTGATCGAACACGGCAGCCTCATTTCTTCTTCGGTTTCGCGAGCCCTGAAATTCCTTTGGTCATTCCGGCTTTCTTCGCCGCCGACCGGGCAACGAAGTCCGCAAGGTCAGCTTTGTTCTTCGCGACGCGCGCGGCTTCGGATTGTGCGGCGGTCTTCGCCTGCGCGTCTAACTTTTTGTCCACAACTCGGGAGGCAGGTCCTCCTCCGCTCCCTCGGGAATTTCCTGCCCCAGATAATTTATCTGCAGGTAGTTTTCCTTCGTCAGCGGAACTTCGTGTGCCCGCATCCAATCGAGAACGTAGTTTTTCGGCGTAGTCGAAGACTTGCTTTCTGGCTTCGTCGGCTGTGATTTTTCCATCTAAGTGCTCCTTCCAAATGTTGTCGACATCTGCTTTTGTCTCCGCTGTCCGCGTTTCGGGCGGAAACACCTTGCGCCATTCGACCCAGACGACAGACTGAAGTTGACGCGGATACTTCATCGGTGGATCGTTGGGGTGCTCCGCGTTAATCTCGTGCATCGCCTGTCGGGTCGCTTCCACATAAAGAGGGTAGCTCCCATGTACACCTGTTATTGTAGACCCATTCCCGCCAAAATTCAAGCCTGTTTCTGGGTCATCGCCTGCCACAGGGCGCATCAGGCTCAACCCGACGTGGTGCGTGTCAGCGGTCACGTCCCCGTGTTCCGACTCCGGCTCCGCGATGTTGTTGTAGAAACTGCGGACCTTATGTGCTTCTCCGAGGTTCCGACTGATGTTTTCCAGCGACCCGTCCTGCAGCACCGAAATTCCCTTGGCGATAGAGTTTAATCCACCCCACGCGACTTTTTCGGGAGTATTAGTCCCGGCGAGCATCATGATCCCTTTTTTCGAACCGTCGGGAGCGAGTTCGTGAAACTCACGCGGGTTGTGTGCTTCGTCGTATATCCGCACGAACGCGGCTTTCTCGACTGGGTCAGACAAATCGCTAAGAGATTTTCCTTTCAAATTTTGGATCAGGTTGGTATCAACCCAAGGCGTCGTAGGCTTCTTGCCCTTTGCGATTTTCTTCTGGTTAGCCTCAGCGATGTCGCGAATAAAATCGGTCGCCTTCGTCTGCATCTCAGGCGTGAACTTCACATCACTTTTGTTCAAAACCGTGTCGGTTAATCGTTCGTAAAGTGAGACGTTCTGGTTCCAATCTTTCTGTGGTGACTGGCTCGCTATGGCAGCCCAATTCTGGCGCGGTTCCAGACCCGACGCCTTTGCGTCTTTATTGCCTATCTCGTGCGCGCCGTCATACCACTCGCGGTCTTGGATTCTGTTTTCAGGCGTCACATGCTCGTACATGGCCTTTATGTTGTCTTTTGCGTGGCGAACGAAGGAGTCGAGAATACCTTTCGGCGTTTTTAATTCTTCCGGCGTGAACTTCATGCTCTTATTCTGCGCCAAGAGTTTGTCCGCCAAACGTTGAGCGATGGCAGGTCTCTGGTGGATCATAGAGGCGTCCAAGGTCAGGTCGTGACCCATCGGGTCTTCCGTCGCGTTCGTGGCGGTCGGAAATCGCGAACTGATGCGGTTCCCAAGTTGTGTTCCCGTACGGGAACTTTCCGGTGTCGCCGCTTGCTGACTTTCCGAAATGTTACCGTTCGGTGTCTTTTGCGGTTCGTCCTTCATGAAGATTTCTTTACCCTGCTTCATGTCGAAGATAGCGTCCTGCGCGTGATCGTGCCCTAGTTGCACTGCTTCCGCGCGGTCGGGGATCGTTTTCACGACATCGAGAACATGCACGCCGTCTTTGGGTCGCAGCCATGTGCCAAGACTCTCGGTCGGGTCTTTCAGCAAGTCCGCGTTCTTCGCCGCGAAATCCTGAACAGCTTTGGGCGTCAGTTTACCTTTCACTTCCACGGTTCGGTCGGGGTGAGTAGATACTGCGAAGTTGTCCGTGCCCGCCATGTTTTTGTTCTGAGCGAGATTGAACGTAGACCCGCCAGCCTCGTTGTGCGCGGCGACGATTTTAGCCCACGGTTTTGCTGCAGGTTTTTCGGGAGCGTTGGCTCCGAAGTTGAACGATGTGGCGTCCTCATCCTTGTCTGATTTTACTTCTGCGGTTGTGATTTTTTCTGGGAGGATATCGTTCCAACCGACTTCTTTATTTGCTCCCGCAGCTTTGCCTTCTCCTCGGGCGTCATCTGCCGCACGGTTTTCGACGCCTCCTCCATTAACTGCTGCGTTGTCAGGGTTTCCATTTTGTCCTCTCCTCAGTGCTTCCTCGTGCATCTGCTGCAATCGTTCCGAACTATAGTGGTACTGCCGCGAAAGTCCGGGTTCTCGGACGTTCTCGTTCTCTTTAATGATATCAGCGACGTGAGGCTGCGTCAAGTACTCTTTCGCCGAGTCGATCATCTTGTGCATGTACTCGACCGATTCTTCGTGGCTGAAGCCTGCATCCTTCAAGAACCGATAAGCCTGCCCCCCGTCGGAATGAGATTTGTCAAAATCGAAGTTGCGATTCGCACTCCGAGGAATATCGTTGAACGCTTCGTCGGCGGCTATCCCACCCATGAAGGTTTTTATCATGCCGGGTAATTTTTCTGTTTTAATGAGGCGAGTTCCCGGCTGCATCACATCCGATGCGTCCCACCGCACAGCGGCTCGCATTCGCCCGTGCGCGTCCATATGCGTATGGCGCAGCATGCCGCGCTGAGTTAAGCCTTCGTTGGCTCCGACCATCGCATGTCCGAGTTCGTGTCGCATGGTCTGAACCGGAGTGCGATTCGATCCCGATTCAGGCAGCGATAGCAACTTGTTGGTAGGCACAGAATATCCCGCCGCTGGCTCACGTTTTCCAGTTTTGTCGATGGACCAATCCGTCGCGTCGGGGAACTTCTTTTGGGCTACCTTGAGAGCGTCTTTGGAAGAGAACGCATCGATAGGTTCGAAATGTTCTGCGCCACCCTTATCCGTTATCGCTATCGAATAGGGTTGTTTCAGTTCGGATTGATACTCGTTCGTGTGCAGGGTGTCGCCCGCGCCGCCGAGATATTTTCCCGTCTCGCCGTAGTGGTCGTTCATTTTCACAGTCTGATTCGGATGCACGCCGAGTTTGTCGAGGATCGGCTCGACATCGCGCACACCTTTGTACTGCCAATCGTCGGGACGGTCGAGATTGCTTTTGCTGGCGGCGGGCTTGTCGGCAGTTTCGATGATGATGTTGCCACGGTTCTTGAGGAGACCTGCCGACTGTTTGAGCGCGTCAACTTGTTCGGGAGTCACGCCGTCTTTGGGGACCGTAAAGGTGAACGTTTCGCCCGCCTGATGATTCATCTGTGGAGCAACACGAATCGTTTTTGCATCGTTTATGAAATTCGTCCGACCTGATTCGTCATTGCCGTACTGCGCGCCTTCGGGAACAGACCCGAGCGCGCCTGCGTGAGTGTTCGCTCCGATGGTTGAGACTTTTCCGTCAGGTCCGATAAAACTCGGTTCAGTTTTCATTTTATCCGAAACATCGCCGACACCAAATTTTTGGCGAACTGCGTCGAGCGCGGGATGAATAGGCGCTGCAGCGGCCACAGTTTCGGCAGGTTTAGCGGGTGTCGTGCCCGTGGTTCCGCCGTTCGCTTCAAGAAAACTGATCGCCTTCTCGGGCTCCAAATCCGTCACATGCTTGTATGCACCCGGTTGGGTGAACTCCATGCTGATTTCGGTTGCGTTGGAATTTCGAATGGCGTCGGCGATCTTGGCGCGCGTGTCGGGATTCTTGATGTCGCCAGCTTCGAAGTGCAGGAGATTACCGCTCGTACCCAACGTAGCGACACGAACGTCACCGTTATTGATGGCGGCTTGGGTGTCGCGGTCTGGTGCCATGTCTTTGTGACTCAGCCCATAAGGAATTTCTTTGAACCCGTCCTTGGTGATCCAGCCGTCCGTATCGACAGTCGGTGCCGCAGGCTTTTCGGGCGCGCGCACTTCTATTCCACCGACTCCGCGCAACTGCCCGCCCGGTTTCGGTTTTACTATCGGAGAGATTTTCTTGCCGCCCACTTTCGCGAGTGAGACACGTCCTGCTTCGGAACTTCCCTCGGGCGCTTTCGCTTCGAGCGCAGCCTTGCCTTCTTCCGCAACCCCTTTGGCGAAATTTTTGCCCGTCTCGGCGAGGTGCGCTCCCACCTCCGGTGCAGCTTCTAAACCTTTTTCGCCCATGCCGACGTTGACGAGCCCGCCTGCGACCGCACCCGCCATGCCGGGGATATCCCCACGCTTTAGTGCCTCGGCGAATTCGGGACCGCCTGTGATGCCAGTAACCGTATCCACAGGATGATGAACTAGCTGGTACGCTAATTCTACGGGCATCATGACCGTGGACTTTCCTGTTTTCTTGACAGACTCCAGCGGGTTGTTGTACAGGTCTTTCAGTTCCGAGATGGCTTGGTCTATGGGGTGCGGCGTGCCGACCGTAGTTTGACTGAGGTTCTGCCCAAACCCCGTGGCGGGGGTTTCAGCATTCGTTGAAACAGGCGCGGCGGGTGAAACTGTGGGAGGCGCAACAGTAGGATTACCGCCAGCACCCAAGTCAGAAACGGGGGGCGCGGGCGGCGGCGTCGGAGTCGGTAGGGTCGTGCTGTCGGTTGCCATCGGATTCCTACGGCTGTACGTGCAGGACTTTCAATTCGGGGTCGATTTTACGTGCGCCCTCGATGTTTGCTATCGGAACATGGTGTAACCCACGGTCGCTGGTCTGGACAAGAGCATGACCGGACGGCACTGGAGGGTAGTCTGCCGCTATTCCTGCTGCGTCAGGCGATGTTTGGGCTCCGCTTGATGGTTTTACCTTCCCTGCTGGTTTGGACTCGTCCTGAGCCGCCGCAGGGGCTTTTTCGGGTGCTGTAGCCGCTCCGACGAGCACTTTCAGGATATTCGGGTGAGATTCAGCCAGATCAAGTTCCTTGGGATTCATGGCAGCCATGCGGGAAATGACGCTGAGACCCTTCTCAGCCTGTCCTATCGGCGGGCCAGCGGGAGGTGCCACAGATGCCAATTTCGCGCCGTGCAGTTTCTGCTTCACGTCGTCGGGGATCGGCAGCGTGTCCAGATGCTGTTTCAATTCGTCGGGATTCTTGCTCTGGAACGCGTCCCACAGATCGGCGCGCTGGGTATCGTCGATGCCCTGAGCACCCTGCAGAACTCCCGAGGCGTGGTCTATCAACGGCTGAACTGGTGACGACATAAAATCTCCTATGAAATTCCGATTTCGGGCTCGACCGCGCCCAACACAACTTCGAATTCGAATTCACCTTTGTCGGTGAGGTAGCATGCGACGATGCCGCCCGGTGCGACGGCTTCCGCCACTTCGCCGATGCCCATGAAATGCTTGATGACTGAATTATGGATCGCGAAGACGGACGGGTATCCGTCGATGGGGCACGCCATGTACTGGGCGAGCACTTGAATGCGCTGCTCGAATTGTTGGAGACTTTCGCCGCCCGGAATCGGTACGGTCGGGTTATCGACGTAATATTTGAACTTGGCGATATTTTCGGGAGTCTTTTCTTGTCCGGTGAACCCGGCGACCATCCACGCTCGCAGGTTCGGGTCAGTTCCTAATTGCGGGCAGCACACACAGCACTCGTTCAGGATGATTTCTCCGGTTTGAGTTGTGCGCGCCAGATCGCTACAAATGACACGCCCGATTTTTTCGAAGGATAAATACTGTGCGGCTTTCTCGGCGGACATGAGCCCGGTTTCGCTCAACCCATATGCTCCCCAGCCATCCCAAGAATTCATCGACTGAAGTTCCCCGTGGCGCACCATGTATCCAACTAAAACGCGGTTCGGATTCAAATTAAACATTGTACCATCCATCGACTTCAGTTTCCTGCATCATCGCTTGCTGCAATAATTCAAATCGCGTTTCCCAACTACGCCAGCCACAGGAACAAACGAAGCGGTCGACGCGATTCTCGGGGTCGCGCGTCGCGGTGCCGCCGCAGTTTGGGCATTTCATTTGGTCGATCATAAAATGGAGCCCCGTGGGGGAATTCAACCCGCCTTCTCAGAGTTACGGGCTCTGCCGTCTAGCGTTGACATAACGGGGCATTGTGTCGTTCCATCTGTGCCTGCGTCTGTCATCGTCTTTCTCCTCGAAGTGGAGCGGACTGCGTGAATCGGACACGCTTGTTCTGGGTGGAAGCCAGATGCCCTGCCAATAGGCCAAGCCCGCACATAAAATGGTAGCGGAGGTTGGAATCGAACCAACGATCTTCGGTTTATGAGACCGACAAAGTAACCACTGTTCTACCCCGCCACAAATTGGAAGCGAGAACGTGCGTTTCTGAGCGATGCTCAGGCGTGGATTCTCGCCATCGTAGACGACTCGCGTTTCCTCCCACAGTATTGTGATCGGGGAGTGCCGCTGTGCTCGTTGCCAAGCCAGCCGTCTACAAATAAGTCTGGTGCCTGTCGGGACTACGGGATTCAACTCCCTGAAACCGACGACCTTCGTACAGTACTTGCGCGCTTTCCTGTACGCTGTTCCCTCATGGATGAACTCAAGCACCTAAAATTTAGCGGCTCGCCGAGCACCGACGAACTAAGCCCTCGCGAGTTCCCCGAGGAGACCGCAACCTAAAATTGGTGGACCCGAGAGGACTTGAACCTCCAGCCTCCTGAGTGCAGGTCAGGCGCGCTACCAGTTGCGCCACGAGCCCATATTTAATGCAGGTGTAAATATGCACCAAACGTTAAATATTGTCAAGCGAAATCTACACAGAGGTGTTATTCTGATCGCCCGCTTGGTTAATCGAAGTCTGGTGTGGCACCGACTGCGCTACGCCTGTTGGATTCGCAGGCACTGCTGCGGGCGCGGTCGCGACCGGATTCGACCTTGCGACCGAGACCAACGGCCAGCCGGGGGTTATCAGTGCTTGACTGCTACTTACGTTCGGAGTGATTGTTGCCATCGTCGTTCTCCCTTTGAATCAAAAAAAATCCTCGACTGGTTTACAAGGCCAGCCGAGGACGTTTGGGCATGTGCCCAGTTGGATTAGGTTAGGTTTTATTCGAGGTCTGCGCGGAATTCATCCATGGTCAGAACGTTAGCCGCAACCGACACAGTCTGTGTGGCGACGACAACGAAGTTCAAATCCGCTTCGCCGACGAGACCCACGACTGCCGTTGTTGGAGCGTACACGTCGACGAGAGAGTTAATCTCGTCCGTGAACTGCCCTTGCAAGTTCCCGAGCGCGTCCAACTGCACGCGAACATCGAGAGACCATGATGCCGTTCCCGATACTGCGCGAGCCGTCGAGGTTGCGATCAGGTTCCAGTTCGTGAAGGTCTGTTGCCCAGCCAACGTATCGGCGATGGGGAGCAGAGCCGCAGGAACTTCGTAAACCTGCAGGGTGAGAGTGTTCGTAACGGTCGCAACTCCAGCCTCGGGGTTCGTGCTGTAGTTCGCGTGTGTGAAGTTGAATTCAAACTGCGAACCAGAAAGACCCGTCGAGATAACCGTGACCACAGCCCCGTTAAGAAACGTAGCCGTCGGAAGACCGCTGATGGTAACGACCTGTCCAGCGACGAGAGTGTTCGTCGCGAGAATGGTGACCACGTTCGACGTGAGTGCCACGTTCGAAATCACGAAAGCCGTACCTGAGCCTGTGACAATCATACCCTGACCAGAGACCTTCAACACACGCCCTGTTCCAGAGTAGAGACCCGTGACGCCGAAGGACAGAGGAATGACTCCGCCGCCGCCGTTCGAGTTCGTGACGCCCGGTGAGGGCGGTTGATAACCCCCGCCAACTGTCAGCGGGTTGTTATTCAGCGCGAACGCCGTGGCGATAAGACCGGGGATCGGATAGACGAGAGGTGCAATCGTCAACTGTTGTGTTCCAGAAATCTGTCTGCGGATGGTAGAAGCGTTAGCCACGGTAGTTCTCCCTTATTTCTTGTACAGCTTCAAATATGAAATTGCTGATTCCAGTTCTTCAACCGAGTCACTGAAGTAACCGATGCCGAGATTATGGTTTCGGCAAATGATTCCACGATTCTCGTCCGTCTCGTGGTTATGGTCTTGACAGGGTGAATCGTCGTCCCTGCCACGCTTCCCGAAAGGATGATTCCCAATCGGACACAGATTGTTCTGTTTCGCAATCTGCGATTCAAACGCCTCAAGTGTGATTCCGTGTTCGCCCTTGTACCAGTTTTCCCGTCGTAACTCGGGATGACGCTCACGATACCGCTTGAAACGTTCCTTCGACTTCTCGGTGGCGTTGTACTTCGCCTGCCGTCGCTTGTTACTCGCTTTGGCTGCTTCGCTGTTCGGGTCTTTGAATGGCATAAATGCCTCCAAAGATACCGTACAACAACACCCTAGCGAATGTCAAGCGAAATCTGTATCGCTTGAAGTCGTTGACTAGACGGCACTTACCTCGCCCCTGACCCTTCTAAAGCCTGGGGTGTTGTTAGTGTTGGGTCTCGCAACCACGCCGAGGAACCAGTCGTACGACACGATTGCTCGCGTCTGCAACATTGGGTTCGACAGATCGATGTCGTTATCGCCGAAAGTCTTGACGTTAACCTTGAAGCTAGGATTCCGGGGAACCCGGTTTCCAAGCAACTCGGAAGCCATCATTGCTTCGCGACCGACCACGTACGTTGCGTAGCCAGTCTTTCCCGTTGAAGGGTAGTTGGCATACGTTGGCACGGTCTGAGTGCGGATGATGCGGACGCCCGCCCACTCAAGGACGGTATATCCGCGAGTCATGTCGGACTTCAACACCGTTGCGCCAGCTTCGGAACGCTTGAGCGTATCCACAGCGGACCCAGCAGAGTTGTCGGACATGAAGTCGTACACGACGTACGGGTGCATTGCACTCGTATAGAGCCCGCCGTCCCGACCCGGAACTGCGTTACCCATCAACTGGGATTCGCACTTTCGAATCGTGTTGGACAGCATGTACTCGTTGTCGAGTAGGTCGATGCGCGCGGACGGCTGTGCGACTGCGGCAGCTTCGAAGCCGTTAATCGCGATCAGGTTGCTCGTGAGAGCGCCCCGATACGACAAGTTGCGGCTTGCGTCGAGCGTGATGTCCGCGAGGAACATCTGTTGCGCGACGTTCGAGATGCCGATCCAGTCACCGTATTCGTCGGCGAAAGCATCGCTGAAAACCTGTTGAAGCTGCAGCGACGGTCCCGGGATTCCTTCAGACAGATCGTAGGTCGCAGCAGCGTACGGCTGTTGGCCGTAGAACTGGAGCGTCCGACCTGACCGACGGGGCAGAGGACGGAAGTCGCAAAGTTCCTCAAGGAACGGGGTGTTGAACTGCCATTCCATAATTGCAGTACGGTCGTACGCAATCTGCGGAAAGGCGGCTAGTGTAACTGACTGTACTCCGGGCGGCAGAATCATGGCAGTATATCCTCATCCCGATTAGGGAGACTTCTATAAATGAAACGTTTAGTCTAAAACCTACTATCTCTTTGTCGCAAATCGCTCGATAAATGCAGCGTTCGGATCGATGTGATTCGCAATCAAACTCTCTTTGTATGCAGCAAGAATCTGTGCAGGAGACGCGTCAGCAGGAATATCTATCGCCGCGTTCATCGCACCAGACGCCGCAGGCGAAACAGCCGTCGGTGCGGGTCCAGAATTTTTTCCGAACATCGAAGATGATGTCGGTGCGGTTCTCACGGGCTCTACGACGGCAGCCACGACGGGAGCAGCAACAGCAGCGACAACAGGTGCCGCGACCGCCGCTACAACAGGAGCCGCAGTACCTTCAGCTTCGTAAGGAAACACAGTCTTCGATGCCTTCATCGATTCGTAGGCTTGCGTGATCGCGGCAAGTTTGTTGTCCGCGTCCACGAGTCCGAGCCCTGCGATGGTCATACCCAAAATTTCTTTGTTGCGTTCCCCACCCGGCCAGTCAGCGCCAGCAGCGGAGTTCAGGAATTCCTGTGTCGCATCCGACCACGACTGTTCGAAGCCTCGGCCACGATTCTCTTGGATCGCACTCTTTAATTCACTGAGTGGGACGCCTTGCTCTTCGAGATAATCCTTGATGGCTCCCGACTGTTCGAGATACTGCTTCGCGTTGATGTCACCACGCTTGAATTGCAGTTCGAGTTCAGCGCGATCTGAAACGAGTTTATCGGCAGCGGCTCTCTCGGCGGCGAGTTGGGCAGCATCGGGTACATGCTCCGTCTCGGGGACCTGTTGGGCGTTTTGAAATGCGGTAGCTACCGTATAAGCGTTGTTCACGGTGCGCTCAAGTTCAAGTTCGGACTCGGCGTCGAAGGTGAAACTGCGCCCGCTAATTTCAACGGTGCGGGTATAGATTTTCGGTTCGGAGGTAACGGCGGCAACTCGGGCGGCAGCGGCTGCGGCAGTATCTGCGGCAACTTTATCCGCAGTAGCTTGGGCCACAGCTTCGGGAGTGAATCCCTGCTTGATGGCTTCGGCTATGACTGTTTCGCGGATGTCGGATGAATTAACTGCGTTATCGATAGATTTCTTCAGTTCGTCGTTCACAACTAAGTCGCTCATTGGGGTTGCTCCTGTTTAGGTTGAAATAGTCTATTTCTACTCACCTACTGCGTAAGAACCTGCTGGTCGGGAATCCATCTCGTCGAACTTCGTCAGAACCTGCTGCCGCACATAGTCGCCCTGATCGATGGCGTCGGCTGCGGTCGTGGGTGTGGAAAAATTCGGTGAGGACGCTTCGGCGATACCTTGCTCGATAGCCATGTTGATTCGCACAAGTAAGGCGTTGTGATGTTCCTGTGCTACCTTGGCACGAACGTGCAGCGTGAACAGTTGGTCCTTGTCCCAGCCGGGAAAAGTATTCGCGGCCATGGTCGCTTCGTTGACAAGAGCCTGCGAAATGCGGATGACATCCAAGAAACCCGGATTGGATCGAACGCTCAAAAGTCGATTTGCTATTTCTCCCGCTGGTGTCGAGACCGACACGAACGGGCTTGATGGGGAATTCATGGTACGCTCCGATTAACTACCGCCAAAGGCGGAACTATCCATCTTCGTGAATGCCGACCGTGCCGCTCTGTCGAGACCCTGTGCTTCCGGCGTGCTCTGTGCCGCCTTGTTCTGGGCCAAGTCGTTCGCTGCGTCAGTCTGCTTCCCGTGCTCATTCAGCGTATGCTCCCCAGTTTTCAGGAGCATGCGATTCTCTGCTTGGTTGTTGTCCACACCTTTCTTCACTTCTCCCTGCGCCTGAATCATGGCGAGTTTGCCTTGAGCCTGCGCAGCCTTGGTCTGCTCGAAGCGGCGTTGCTTATCTTCGTCGGTCATCGGGACGATAATCTTTTCCTTGTACGGGACGCCGAAGGTATCGAACAGCGCTTCGAACATGCCGTTGAAGTCGATCTTCATCGCCTGCACAGCAAGGTTCTCGACCGTTCCGGGTGACTGGATGAATGTTTCCAACACGCCCATGTACTTGTTCAACGCTTCGCGCGCCGCGAGTTTGGTACCTGCGGAAATATCCACCTTGTAGGTTCCGTTGATAACGTCGAGCGGCGTCGCCTGAAACGCTTCCCCAAGTTCCTGAGACAGCATGGCACGAATCTGCGACGGCTTCAGCTTCCCGTTACGCTCGATACAGAATTCAAGAAACGGAATGAATACCTGTTCGGAAATAACGTCGATGAGGTCTTGGAGTTTCACAGTCTCGCCGCCCGAGATGGCATCCACTCCTGCGGGAGTACGCATGTCGCCAGCCGCGCCGGGATTTGCGCCGAGCGTACCCGGACCCGCGCCCGTTACGGAGGCTGCCCACGTTTTCATCTGTGCGATGACCGTCAGCGGTTCCTTGGCGTCGATAGCATTTCGAGTCATCGGCTTCATTTCGCCGTTCGGATCAGACTTGAATACTTTGCCGGGGAATATCCACTGCGCTTGCGCGGTGTTGTTGAGTCCCGCAGGCGACGTGTAAGTTCCCATCAGGTTCAGGTTCATGTCATCCAAATACGCGTTGATGACGCCCTGACAAATACGTTGGAAGTCGGTCAGCCAAAATGCGATTCCGTATCCTGCGGCGGCGTCGGGAGCATTGCGGAAGCAGAACCCAAGGAACGGCGGTCGCCCGAAGTTGTGGGTCTCGTTGAGCAGAACGTACTCTTTATTCAGAATCACACAGTGACGGTCTGCCGTCCAGTAGTCGAAGCATTCGAATTTTCGTGCGAGCGGATCGTGTGCCGTACGTTCGGTGTAGTTTTCGGGGTACGCCTTCTGTGGCGTAGTCGTCTGCTGGAAAATCGGATTGCCAGTATTCGACCCGAGAGTTTCGAGCGGGTTTGTGGCGGCAGTATCCTGCATCTGCGGCGTAGTAATCTTCACAATCTGTTCGCGAGTCGGAATCTTCCAACCCACGGTGTTGCGAAGCGAATCCAAGTCATAACCAGTCGGGTAAATGATGCGACCGAACCAATCTGCGACTCGCGGGTCTCCCCTGCGGAGGTCTGGTGCGTACCGAGCACGTCGCAGCGGCACGTGTTCCAGCACGGGCATGTTAATTTCCAAAACTTGTGTCGTCGCTTCGATGTCGTCTTCGTCGGCGGTCGGAATATTGACGGAAACGTCGCCGATACTCACGCTTTGTATTTTATTTTTCTGAACTTGCTTGATAATGTTCTTTTTGATGCAATTCCAACCGTAGTGGGCGACTCCGAAGCCGTAAAACAGTCCGTCGTACGTGATTTCCCGCATCTCGGTCTTAGCCGACACGCCTTTGTACCCGCAGGTCTTCAATTCCGCCTTCAAAAGTGCTTCCTGAGCGAGTGCACACTCCAACGGCGTCCCAGAAGTGGCGTCGACCTTGAGAACGCGGTATCCGCCGAACAAAGTCTGGTTCACGACACTGTGAATGCTGTAAAATTGCTCCGCGACGAGCGGAATTCCCAAATGCGAGCGAAATTGTTCGCTCCCTTTCCACTTGATGGGCTCGACCCACGCGCGCAACATGATTTCCGCCATGTTCCAGCGTCCGATTAGCCCGCGTGTGGCGATAAACTGCTCGCTTTCCTCGCGGTTGAGGTTCGCTTCCTTCAACATGGACAAATCGCTGCGTCGCTGGTCAGCGAAAGCGACTTCGGTGGGTCCGATTGGGAGTGCTGTTTCTCCGTAGGGTACCGCCCCGGGTAAATCGAGGATACGCATCTGTCCCAAGTCGGCAAAATGCGTGGTTGCTCGGATATTCGTCTCGTTAGAAGCCATAGGGTGCTCTCAATTAAAGCGTAAAAAGTCTACTACCTAGCAAACAAGACCGTTTCCGCACCCATTGTCGAGGTAAGAATCAGTATCCACAGGGGCTTCGTTATATTTTCGCAGCCAGTTCTGCATCGAGACCGCCTGCGGGGGATTTTCCAACTGATACCCGGTCGGAGCCGCGACCACCATGCCTATGCAGTCGGCGAAGTCGTCGTGTCTGCCGAGTTTCGGCCACTTCAGCAACTGCTCGACGAGTGCTTCGTACCCCTTCATGCCTTGGTACAGCCACAACCGCTTGCTCGCGAGCACGCCTTTGATGGCCCCGATGCGAATCAGCTTGGCGTTGGCGACGTTCGAGCACTTTTCCCAGACAATCGGAATCTTCTGGATGCCGCGCATGTTCGCGTACGTCGTGATGACGTTGTTGTACGACTCCCACGCCGGGAATTTTTCCAAGTAGATGATGTTGGGGCGCTCCTTCAGCAACACGTTGACGATATTTTCGGCTACCTGCCCCGAGTCCCACGTCCCGAACTCGCAACGGAAAACGAAAATCTGTCCTTGGAATAAGCGGCAGATGTAGAGCACCGAATAGTCGCGCCCGTCCGCGCCTACGTACGCGAGGTCACCCACGACGAAGGTATACGCTTGGTTGTACGGAGGAATCTGCACCTCGTGGTGCAGCGTCTGCGCACAGATCAGCACCTCGGTGAAGGTCTGCGTGCCCGACGCCATCGGGCTGTTCTCGTACTGGTTCGCGAAGAACTCAGGTCCGAGTTCGACGCGCTTACCTTCAAGGTATTCCAGACTGTGGCCGATTGCTCGACCATCTTTCGTGCGCGCCTCGGGGAATAGCACACCCTTGACGCCCGTTGGCTGAAATCCTTTGCAGTCGCAAATCACACACGGCGGCTCCGCGATGTTGATGTCCTTGTTGTGGTAGACATCGGAGTGTCCGCACTTGCATCCAAGGCTCCAGCAATCGCGAATGGAAAACTTCCAAACCGTACGTCCTACCGCTTTCTCTTCCAGCTTGGACTTCTCCTGAATCCGCTCGTAGGTATCCCCGAACGAATACCGGGTTCCTGTCATGATGATGAAACCTGTAGGCTCCAGCATCGGGCATATATCCAAGTACTCCTGAAAGCACTTGTCGAGAGCCGTGATGCTCTTGTAGTTCTGGTCGTTGACCAAGTCGTCGATGTAGATGAGGTCAAAGTGGGCACCTGACTTGACCGACTTCGCGGTGGATATCTGAAAGGTCTCTTCGGCGAATGAGTCGTTGTTTCGGCTGGGAACAGTGAACGCATGTTTGTTGCCGAGTTTGACGTACTTCATTTTCCCGTTCTTGTCGTAATCGATTCCACAGAAGTCTGGGAACAGTTGCAGGAATCGCTTCGACGGTCGCTCGAAAACTTTCTTGACGCGGGCCAACTGCTTCATGGCGAGCAAGTCGCTACCTGTCATGAAGCATATGCGAACGTTCGGATAGTTCACGATGTTTTGGATGATGTCCACGATTACGGCACTGGTCTTGAACAAACCGCGAGGCCAGAGAATCATGAATTTTTTGGTGAGGGTATCCAAGTCCGAGAGAACTAAACCGGAGTCAGGTTTCTTCTGAAGAAATTGGTTGAACAAAAGGCGGTGCGGGTCTTCTTGGAAGTCCATCTCCAGAAGAGCACCCATAGCCATATGGTCAGACATAGCACGAGCCCGCTCGTCTTTCCATGCCCGTTGTTCGAGTGGCGTCAGCTTTGCGAACTTCTGCTGAAACCAATCGGGAAATCTAACTATGTCTGGTTCGTACATGACCGCTGCTCCGGTATTTCAGGATTAAACTATCGGTTTACAATTTGCACAAACAGGACCCTCGGGTGTTGGCGTGTATCGTGCGACGTTGCGATGACAAGTTATGCACTCCGTGCCACCCAGAATCGTCGCAGCAACTCTCAGCACAGGCACTGCCGCAGCCGTAGCGGGCGGCACCTCGCGAACGATAGGTGTGAGTAAGTCCGACGCTTTCAGTGCGACAGTTGCAGGATGGCGTACCACCCACCCGAACAGAGCCGCCGTCAATGCCAAATTCATCAGTTCGACTATCATGTTGTCTCCTACCGTCCCACTCCTGTCAGAGGAAGCAATCTTAAGCCCGAGAACGGTGCGGTCGACGCGGTGATATGCACAATCGCGTTTTGTACGTTCGTTCGCGTCGTCGTCATGCTGTATAACTGGGGCGGGGTGATGGGTCCGTTCGAATCAAAGAATCCCCACGTACCGAAAGTCAAATCGAAGGATCGTCGTATCGCACCCGCTCCCGCGTTTGGTCCGCCGCCGCCGTTGTATCCACCCTCAAACAATATCTCCCACGCGTTGTTCGAAAGGGAAGTCAGACTCGTAGTGTAGGTACTCGCGTCCGCTGCGGTGGCGGTCGCACTACTTGCTTCAGGCTGACCCGTCTGGGCACCGCTGTTCAAACTGTATGCCCCGGCGAGAAGGTAATGAACGTTCGTGCTGGTGACAATAACGTTGTTCGATCCTACTACTGGATTTTCCAACACGTATAAATAGGTGCATCGGTTGACGACGGCACTGGCGAGGACTTTACCGACCAACGTCATCAAAATTCCCGCGTACGTCACGCTGGCGATGTCATCAAATCCGCCGTTCACGTCGCCCATCACACCGACGTAGAGCACTCGATTCGTTCCGCTGGTGGTGTATGCGGTCGTCAGAGTGTTTGTCGCTTGGTTGTTGTTCCCCAAGTCTGCTGAGTTGTCAAACGCAATCGACGCCATACGACTCCTAGAAATAAATCGTCGTGATGGTCAACCCGGTTGCAGGAGCCGCCGACGTGGTCTCCGAAGTTGAGACAGCCACAGCAATACCCGCCGCTGCCGCGATACCTGTTCCAATCCAAACGTTTGCTGCCCCGCCCGCAGGCAGCATCATTTCGTAGATAAGGTTCGTGGCCGACCCGATGGTTCCGGGGGTGGTCGCCGTGTTGTAGAAAAAGACCCAGACGTTTACCGCGTTCGGATTGCTGAACGCATACCCGTAGAGTTGTCCTGCAGACGCTTTCACGTTTACGGTAGTAGTCAAACCCTGTGCTACCTTCGACAAACTCCCGCCTTGCGTGGTGGGCATCTGTGTGACCCGCTCCGCACCTGTCAAGGTCAGTGATTCGAGAACTTGGTCACCTTCGGTGTAAGCTGGAGCCGCCGCGTTTGCGATACCGACTAAAGCACCGACGTTGGTCGCACCCGGTGCCGCGTTATTGGTCGTCTTGTTGCCCGCGACCGTCGCGGTTCCCGTGATAGTCGTGGACGCGAGAGACACTACCCACGGCGATGTAGACTGTGTGACTGCGACGGTTCCCGTGATGGTCGTACTTGCGAGCGTGACAACCTGACTCGCAGGGAAGTTTGTAACCTGCACAGCGAAGGTACCCGCATTCGTCGCGGCGATAGTCTGCCCCGCCGAGATGCCTACAGTCCAAGTTCCTGACTGAGTCGCCGCAATGGTTCCGCTTACGGGCTGCGTTGCTGGGAAGTTGGAAACCGCGACAGAGCCCGATACTGGTTGAGTCGCTGGGAAATTCGAGACCGCGACAGTTCCCCCGACCGTGAAGGTTCCCGTTCCGGCGTTTGCGGTAATGGTGCCGCTCACAGGCTGTGTCGCAGGGAAGTTGGATACCGCAATCGTACCTGACACGGGTTGGGTCGCTTGAAAGAACGTGCCCGTCACAGCCACAGAACCCGTGATCGTCGTGGACGCCAACGTCACGACTTGGGATGCTGGGAAATTCGAAACCGAAATCGAACCACTGATTGGGACAGTGCCTGAAATCGAAACGGTTCCGGTTATATCAAGCGCATCGCCAGTCGATGAAATCGGATTGCCGCTACCGTCTTGCAATCTCGCACCAACGGTTGTCGGTTGAAACGGACCCGGAAACGGTACGGCGTCGCCGCTGTTAAACAGTAGATTCAATATGAAATTGAGAATCACTCCCGCAGGGATCGGGGCGAGCAATGTGAGCGTGATGATTCCCGTCGCCGAGTCTATCGTCGCGCTTATTAGAGGTGCGGGCGGATTGGGAACTTCAATGCCTGTGGGAATGAAGCCCAAATTTCCATAGTTCACTGCTGAACCAGATGAAATCTGATACACGTCGCCCAAATTGAATACGAAGGTGCCTGTAGAGCCGTCACCTTGCAGCAGGATCGAGATGGGAACTACTTGCTGAATCGCCATTTTAATTCTCCGTCCATGTGACCCATATCGTCATCAACGAACCTGTCGCCACCGCTGCGACAGCAATTCCAAAAAAATCTGACGTACCTCGAAGAGTCAGCGCCTGAGTACTTTCAATCGCAAATTCCAATTCAATCGGGGATGGACCCACAAAACCTGCAGCGTTTGTCACCCACTGCATGTACTGAGATGCATAAACACCTGCACTAAACGGTGTTACTGCAGGCAACCCTGAATACTGAAAAACCGCAGCGGTCGCTGTTGGGTTCGAGGTATCATTAGGAACTGGAGTCACCACATTTGGTGTCCCGCCGCTAACTGCACTATATCGTCGAAGCTGAATAACATTCGGAGCAGCGTTTCCTGTCGTGCATGCCCACGAGATTCTAATATTGCGAATTCGAATGGTCTTCGTTGCTGATCCTTGAATTACAAAGAACGGAATGGAGGGATCAGACATCGGCGAGAACGCGCTTGCACAGGCTCGATATGTCGAGATTCGTCCTGTCGAGTTTATAAAAAGACTGCCCGCTGGATCACATTGCAATGGTTCGATACTGCCGGGACTGATAATAGGTGCGGGCTCAGAGTACACGGCTCCCATCTGCACGGGATTACCGGATACGGGTGTGCCCGATGCAGCGGTTCCTTGCACCATATTGATCGCCGGAAAATTCGATACGGAGACGATGCCGCTGACAGGCTGAATCGTGGTTCCTGTCGGATCGACGCGGATGGGGTTAGTGTCGGTGCCGCCCGCTTGCAGCTTACCGTTGATGTCGACGATGCCAATCTCTGTGGCGAATGCCGGAGCGAGGACTCCCGTGAGACCCACGCTCGCGTTGACCGCTGTGATGGTTCCGTCAACAGGAAGCGGATTGGTCGGACTGATCGGAGTGAACACACCCGCGACGAAATCCCCAATCTGGATGGAACTTCCCGGCTGTCCGCCGCCGTTTGGCCCGATGGCGGGAATGGTTATGGTAGAATTGCCGCTACCCGATTGTCCGACTATTGATGCACCCATGGCATCTCCCTAATTATGACGAAAAAGTCTGTTACTCGGTTGAGAAGTCGTGGATTGCAGGACCCCTCATCGTCCCGCATACGATTGTGTGAGGTTGGTACCCTGCAGCGTAAATCGACGTGGGAGGAAATTCGCCCGTGCCGATGGCGGCGGGCGTAAAATTGATTCCTGTCACGTTGGCGGTCGTCACCACGACGATAGTCGAGGCTGGTGAGAACGTGAACCCCGCGAACACGGGTGTGATGGTATACGTGCCGGGTAAGAGTCCCAAAATAGTGTAGGCTCCCCCTGCCCCAGACACCACACTCCCTGATGACGGACCCGTGTAATTGATCGTGACGCCCGCCATTCCCACATTTCCTGATATCGAAAACGTCGGGATTAGGGCGGCAGAGCCTGCCGTGAAATGAGAAATCTGAGCGTCGGGAATCACCTCGCCGTTCAGCACGATGCATCCCGTGCCGGAAGCTACGTTCGCGTCCGAATAGTTGCCGATGACTGTCCCGTTATGCAGGAAGTAGATGGTGGTTCCGATAGCCGCGATTCCGATTGTATCGCCCACAGAAAACGGTCGAATCGAAGACCAGACGTATCCGCAAACGATACCAGAGGGGGATAGGATCGGCAAACCGAACGGCTGGGTCGGGGTTATGGACACCACGCCGAAATTAAATTTCACTAACCCGCTTCCGACCGGATAAATCCCAAACAGATATCCAGCAAAATCGTTACTGTTTGTGCGGCACTGCACAATAGCGGCACCGACGTAATTGGTTAGATCGTCAACTCGAAATTGAGCGAACTGGTTATTCGGTAGCGTAATCCCCGTCGCTATGCTAATGCCGTCGCCGCTCCACGGTCCTTGGAAGTTCGCGTAGATGGTTGCGTCGGACATGACGCACTCGTTGCTGAGAAGCTGACACTGGGGATCGAGAGGCGGAATCGGAAGACCGTCTCCTGTCCAAATACCACCATCACTCAGCGGATTTTCGTTCGCCCGAATCATCGTATCGGTGAACGTAGTCGTCAGGGCCAAGTCTGCAGAAATAGTGACGGTGGTGAAATTGTTTCCCGTCGAATTCGCACCGCTCAAAACTACTTCAGCCTGCGGAATGGCTGATGCTGTGGAAGTGAACAACACTCCAACTTTTTGCGGCATGACCAGATAGGTATCGTCTGCGAGACCCGGGCTGACATAATTCCCCGAGGCGTCCGCTGTGGTTGAGTACGGGATTACCGTAGTAGTCGAGATGAACACTACGTTTGCGTTCGCACCGCTAATTCCCAGCGATCCTGATATCGTGTGATTGACTGAAGTGAGCGACGATTTCAAAGATATCGCCACAACACCCCACGAACTATCGGGTGACTGACTCCACGTTGGCGAGTAGGTTCCCGCCCCAGTGGATATAGCGTAAACCAGCGAATCAGGCAATGCCACAGCCTGAGTCCATCCGACCGCAGGCGTCAACGTGCCGCTACCCTGAATCGGAACTCCGATAATCAACTCTGATGCGGCGTTAGCAATTACGCTGGCTGTTACGCTTCCCGTTGACCCGGATGCAAAGGCGAATTCATCGAGCGGATTTCCGTACGGATCGGAGAACTGTGCGATTTGACAAATCGGGAATGACAGATTCTGCCGTGCCGCTTGCAGAACTCCCGTTCCGGGAACGATGTCTGCAGTGGAGTACCCAAAAAAGTTAGCGTTGACGGTGCCCGTCTCGGCAACAATCGCGATCCACACATCCAACGACCCATAACCCGCCGTCAAACCCAACTTCACTGGGTAGTAGGTATTGAGCCCGTCGTACAACGTCCACCCGTATGAACCACCAACAGGATTTCCGTTTCCCGGACCCTGTGCAGCCATCCAAGCTACGAGTAGATTCCCTTTCGTGACCGATAAAGTCAAAGACGGTTGTGGATTAAGAAACGAAAAGTCGTGAGCCTCGTTGACGAGACCATAGCCGCCGACGAACGTCGGAGTGAAATTCACACCCGCGATATTCGAACTGACCACAGTTTCGATTTGACTTGTCGGCGAGAATGTGTAGGTGGCGAGCGACGGCGTGATCGTGTAGGTTCCTGCGGCCACCGAGAACGTATAATTTCCTGAGCCGTCCGCGACGACGCTTCCCGAAGATGTTCCCGTGTAACTAATGAGGGCTCCCGCCACTCCCGCGTTTCCTGAAATCGAAAAAAGCGTGACTCCAAAAAACGATACCGCCACGACGCCGAAATTCCCACCGCTCGGCGTCACAACGAACGTTGGATTATAGTTTCCGTTGGCGGTTACTGAACTGTAGATCATTCCCGAAACGCCGGGAGATACGGCAGTCCATCCCACATCTGGCGTGCAACTACCACCACCCGGAACAATCGGCATTCCGATAATCAATTCAGGATTACTTACGCTCGCACCATTCGCCGCGACTTGTGCGTGGGTAATGCCTGACCCGCCCGCCGTTCCGACTGCATCAAATGGTGTCGCGGTGTTGCCGCTCCACTCCGCAGCCTGAAACGCAGGATACTGAACTGTGGCTGATGCGTGCCATGTGAGGGTTAGTGCTGCGGTCGAGGTGTTGACAACGGAAAAAGTCCAGAGGTTTCCATACCCAGCATTGAGGACGCCCGTAATGGGACCGTACGTGTTGATGCCGTCCGTGACGGTAATAGTGGCGGAGCCGAACCCGGTAAGAAAAAAGGTAATCAGAGAGTTGGAGGTGCAATTTCCCGGAAACGTGAGGGTACCTGTAGCCGCGTCAGGACCGTAGTTGAAGTTTTCAACGTGCTGTAGAGGGGTCCATGCCATCACATCCGCCTTTAGTAGATGAGAGAGACTTGGACGTTATCGTTGGCACTGGCTCCGTTGGTGGTAATGAATATGCGGTCAGCGGGAATATTTTCCGACGCAATTTCAATGGCGAGTTGAGCCGCCAAAGACAAACACGCGAAGTATCGCGTAGCCGAAACGTTCAGGTCGCCGACGTAGATCAAATCGGTGCCGAGAAGTTGCGAGCACTCCAAACGAACTGCACGATAGTGCTGGAATGGACATGCTGCGGTATTGCCTGCGTCCGCCGTCGAGGCGACGTTGGCGTGAGCGAAATAAAAACTGAACGAGCCCGTCAACGGATTGGTCTCCAACACGGAAACGACTTTGCCGTTGAAGTATGTCGCGGTCGTGAATCCCCACAGAGTAACCTGTTGGCCGTTCGGAGCGGGCCAGTTCCCTTGGATCGCGGAGTTGGGTCCGTTGTACCCGTTGAACGGCAGATTGCCGGGACCGAGCACGAGGGTAGCAATTCCTTGATTGATTGAAAACGAAACGGCAGGGATAACCGTACCTGTGTAGACAGGCGTGGGCGTGCCAGCCACTGCAATTACAGCACCGATAGTTCGAGGAACACCCATGGTAAAATCTCCTATGTTAGAACGGTTTCGCGACGCTTGCAGAGTCACGCTTCACGGCGGGCTCGGGACGCGCGCCCATCATTGCCCCGGTTCCCGACTTCGGCTTTGCGACTCCCGCAGAAATCTGCGTGACTGCCTGTCCGACCTTCGGAGCCG